AGCAAGAGTTGATAATGTTATATGGGGAGACACTCATCCCACAAGCAGTGTTATTACAGTAGATACAAATTCAATATCAGGTAGCACACCCACAGTAGTATCCTATGCTTTTAAACAAATACAAGGCTACTCAAAGTTTGGTTCTTATACAGGTAATGGTAATGCAGACGGACCATTTGTTTACACAGGATTTAAACCTGCTTGGTTGTTATTCAAACAAAGTAGTGCTAGTGGAGAAAATTGGAGAATATTTGATAATAAAAGAAGTCCATTTAACCAAGTAGATGATCACCTATTTGCAAGTTCAAATAGTGCTGAAAGTGATGAAACAGGTTGTGATTTTTTATCAAATGGTTTTAAATGGAAAAATTCAGACGCACATCAAAACGGAAATGGTGCAACATATGTATATATGGCATTTGCTGAACATCCGTTTGTAAGTAGTAAAGGAGTGCCAGTAACGGCAAGGTAGAATGTTAGGTCACGGAGCATTAACAGAGTTTGCATTAGCCTCGGTTAGAGGTGGCGGTGTACAAAACGTAGGATCACCATTTATTAGTGGAGTATCTTTTGCAGCTAGTTTAGGTGAAGAAAGTGTAACAGGATCAGCTACAATATCACAATCAGGTAGTAGTTTAGCTGCTACATTTTCTATAGGAACAGAGACAGTTGCGGCATCAGCCAATGTTACTACTAGCACTGCTGGACAAATTACTATAGGATTAGGAGAAGAAACAGCTTTTGGTGAAGCTTTTCAAAATATTATTAACTTTAGCGTTGGTAGTCCATCATTCTTTATTTGGAACGAAGTGGATGACTCGCAAACAATTACCTGGGTAGATGTGGAACCAGGGTCAACGGATTAGGAGTAAAAAATGGCATCGTCATATTCAAGTGCACTTAACTTAGAGTTACAAGCCACAGGTGAAAATTCGGGAACCTGGGGTACAATAACAAACAATAATTTACAAAAAGTAGAATCTGCAATCAAAGGTTATGTATCTGTAGCTATTGCTAGTACATCTGATTCTTTAACAGCTACAGATGGATCTACGACAGATGAACAAAGTAACGCTATTATAAAATTAACAGGAACACTTACAGGTAATACTACCGTGCAATGTGAGGCTGTAGAAACATGGTACATTGTTGATAATGCAACAACTATGAGCACACATACCTTAGGTTTTAAACCTGCTGGCGGTACAGCTACTAATCTTGTAGCAGGATCAAAGCATATTTTATATTCTGATGGATCTACAATGTTTGATGTCTTGAACGATGCAGGAAATATCACGGCCAACGGAACACTAACAGTATCAGGTAACACATCTTTAGATGGTGGCACCTTTGTATTTAATGAGTCATCAGCAGATTTAGATTTTCGTATTGAAGGGAATGGTGATGCTAACTTATTCTTTACTGATGCAGGTAATGATCGTGTTGGTATAAAAACAAACTCACCCTCTACAGAGTTACACGTTGTAGGTGGTGTAAAAGCAACAGGTGCAATAGACTTTGATGGTGGTGGATTTACTTTTAATGAGTCAGGTGCCTCTGTTGATTTTAGAGCAGAGACCAACACACTTACACACGCACTTTTTATTGATGGCTCTGCTGACAAAATAGGTTTTGGTACGAGCACACCTGCAAACGCTAGTGTAGAAATAAATCAAGCAAATTCATCAGGTGCTATTGCATGTTTATCTTTAGATCAAGACGATCAAGATCAAGAGTTTATATATTTTGATGGCACATCTGCTAGTGATAGTTCAGCTAGCTTATCATCATCCACAGGCACAACTAGTAGTAAAGTCGGTGCAATACGTGTAAACATTGGAGGTACAGATCGTTGGATCAGGTTCTATGATTCAGCTGTATAATTTCAATGCCTCTAACCAAATTACAAATAGCACCGGGTATTGATAAACAAAATACCGAGTATGGTGCTGAGGGTCGATGGGTAGATTGTGACAATATTAGATTTAGATACGGCTTACCAGAAAAATTAGGTGGATGGGAAAAAGTTACGTCTGATGCACTTGTGGGTGCAACGAGAGCCATACTAACTTACAGTGACTTAAGTGGTGTTAAATATGCAATATATGGCACTAACAAAAAATTATACGCATACTCAGAAAACTCTTATGCAGACATAACTCCAATAAGATCTACAGGCACAGGTAACATAACACAGTTCGCAACAACTAATGGTAGCACAACTGTGACAGTAACAGATTCATCACACGGTGCTTTGATAGGTGACTTTGTAACTATAGCAAGTGTTAGTGGTGCAGTAGGTGGTATATCTGCAGCTAATTTAGAGGGCGAGTTTGAGATATTAACAGTTCCTAATTCTAATACATTTACCATAGAAGCAAAAGCTGCGGCTAGTTCTGATGCAACAGGAGCCACGGCTAACGGAACATATCAAATAAACACAGGATCTGCTGTATCTATATTTGGTTATGGTTGGGGTGCTTCTACATATGGTGCATCTACATGGAATACTACAAGAGAGGGCTTAACTGGAGCTGAGGGTGTTTTACTTGAGTCAGCTAAGTGGGCTTTAGATAACTGGGGTGAAGACGTGTTATCATTACAGTTTAATGGTGGATTGTTTTATTGGGACACATCTTCTGGTTTATCTAACAATAGGTCATCAGTAACAAATGTTTCTAATGCACCTACAAAATCAAGATTTATGCTAGTTTCTGGTGACGATAGACACGTCATTTGTTTTGGTACAGAAACTACAATAGGAAACTCCTCTACACAAGACAACATGTTTTTAAGATGGTCAGGACAAGAGGATCAAAATGTTTGGACACCAACGGCAACTAATACAGCAGGATCAAAAAGATTGGTGGATGGTAACTTCATACAAACAGCAGTAAGATCAAGAGGTGCTGTCTTAATATGGACAGACACTGCCTTATATCAGATGCAGTTTATAGGTCCACCACTTACCTTTGGTTTTAATCAACTGGGTTCTGCTTGTGGTTGTATAGGATTAAATGCAGCAGTAGATGTTGGTGGTGTATCTTTCTGGATGGGTACCGATTCTTTCTTCTTATTTGATGGTGCTGTACAAAAAATACCATGTAGTGTGCAAGACTATGTATTTGATGATCTTAATGTTAACGCTAAACAAGACATATTCTGTGCAGCTAATACAGACTATAATGAGGTAATGTGGTTCTATGCTTCTGCAAACTCACAACAAATTGACAGAGTTGTGTTTTACAATTACGCCGAAAACCTTTGGTACATAGGCACCTTATCTAGAACATCTTGGGCTGATCGTGGCACATATGACAATCCATATGCAGCTGAATTCAAATCAGATGACACAACAGCTACTATTAGCACTATTACAGGACTTAAAGCTGGTAGAACATTTATACATTTACATGAGTTTGGATCTAATGATGATGGCAGTGCGATGAATACACACATAGAGTCTGGTGATGTTGACATAGCAGATGGTGATAACTTTATGTCTATTAGTAGAATGATACCAGATTTTAAATCGCAGTCAGGCATTGTGGACTTAACAATTAAAACAAGACCTTATCCGTCAGGCACACAAACTACACACGGTTCGTTTGATATAACAACAACTACAACAAAAAAAGATACTAGAATACGTGGTAGACAAGTGGCTGTTAGAGTGGCTAGTGATGCCATAGATGACAATTGGAGATACGGCACGTTAAGATTAGATATTAAACCAGATGGTATGAGAGGAGCATAATGTCAAAAATACAAATACCAAGATTACCACAGGCTACACCAGAGTATAGTCAACAACAACAAAACACATTAATACAAACATTAGATCAGTTAATATTTTTGTTAAACAATACTTACACACCTGAAACATTAAGAGAAGATACAGAAAGAATTAGTTGGTTTTTATCGTAAATGGCTAATACATACACAAATTATAAGGCTATACTTACTAATACAAACCTAACTACTTTGTATACTATACCAGCAGAGACTACAGCTATAATTAAATCCATACATGTAGCTAATGTTGATACATCAAATGACTGTGAAATATCAGTGTTTTTAGTAGACTCAGGTGGTACTAGTTATACATTACAAAAGAGTAGAGACATAGAAAAAGGATCTACACAAGAGATATTAGCAGCTGGTAATACCAGTCAAATATCATCGGATTCTGGCACCGCTACAGCAACACCTTTGGTTGCTAAAGAGTCAGAGATAATTAAAATACAAGCAGAAAATGCCAATGATTTACATGTTGTTTTAAGTGTTTTAGAGATAACATAGATATTGCAAGGAGGTTAAAAAATGAGTATAAATGAAGATACTATCGTGGTTGCTGGGAAGAGAATCCCTAAGATAGATGTAGATACTGTTACAACTATCAAACACGCCAAAACAGGAAAAGTCTACGCTTCAGAAGAAGAGGCAACCAAAGATGTTCAAGATCCTGCTACCGACACAAAAGAAGAAGACATACAAAAAGATGTCGCCATAAAAGTAAATAAAATGCCCGATATATTTGGAGGGACTAGTTAGAACATGAATAGTAGCATGCAACAATATGAGACTGGTGGCTTGGGGTCATTTCAAGCTGAGGTTTCTAAACTTGCAGATTTAGGTAGATACGAAGACGCATATATTGCACATGTCGCTGAAGGCGAAACAGTTGTGCCTATGGAAGTCTTAGACTCTAATCCTAGACTAAAAGCTATGTTGTTTAATCAGATGCTGGACATGGGTATAAACCCTGAGAGATATATTGTAGGTAATGAATTAAATTCTATAAACCCTGTAACAGGGCAACCTGAGTTTTTTTTAAAAAGAATTTTTAAAGGTGCTAAAAAAGCGTTAAAAGATATTGCACCTTACGCTGGTACAATTGCTGGTATATTTGGTGCAGGGCCCATGGCTTCTGCCATAATAGGTGCAGGTGTACCATTATTAGCTGGTCAAGACGCAGGTGCAGCGATTGCTGGTGGTCTTGGTGGTTATGGTGCTGGTACAGCTTTTGGCACAAGAAAAGCTGGAGATTATGCTCTTCGTGATTTATTTAGTAAAGGAGATGAAGGAGGAATAGGAACAGCGTTTCAACGTGTTGGTGAAAATTTAGGTTTTGTACAAGAAGCCGCTGGAGAAAAAGTTTTAACAGAGGGTCAAAAAAATATTTTAGAAGCACAAGGAATTGATCCTACATCCGTTACTTACGATGATTTAGTGTCTATGGACATAGTGAAAGCCGCGGATCCTAAAAAAGCTGGATTAGGTGCATATTTAAATACTGCGGCATTAGCTGCACCAGCTCTATACACTTTAGGACAAGAAGAGGATTTAGGAGATCCAAAAGATAGATTCCCTGGATTTTACAATATATATCCTGAAAACACATATTTTGGTATGTTCGGTAATCGTACGCCTAACATAAATGATCCTATAAATGTAGCTGATGGTGGTATAATGGACTTAGAATATATGGATAAGTATGCAATGGGTGGTGAGTTTCCAAGAAGACAAGGTCAAATATCAGGACCAGGCGGACCTAAAGATGATTTAGTTCCTGCAATGTTGAGTGATGGAGAGTTTGTAATGACTGCAAAAGCAGTAGAAAATGCTGGCGGACCACGGGCCATGTATAACTTAATGAATAAATTAGATCCAGAGTCATCTAGAGGGGTAGGTATAGCATAATGGCTGAAGAGATAATTACGTATAGTAGATTAGCGCCTTATATAGAAGAGAGAGGTAAACAGTTATTAACAACTACATTTGGAGATCCTAATGCTGTAAGACAACCAGGTGAGTCAGAAGCAGACTTTCAGGTCAGAAAATTTGGTAGAGCAGGGGTACCACAACCTATTGCAGGATTTCAAGTAGCAGGATTAACTCCAGAACAAGAACAAGCCTTAGCCATGTCACAACAGGGCATAGGACAGTTTCAACCTTTTTTAGAACAAGCAGGTGCTGCTATAGGTGAGGGCATAGCTGCAACTAGAGGTGCAGGTAGAATGTTTGCACCCACAGCTGAAGGTGTACAAGCCTACATGGATCCTTATCAACAAACAGTAACTAGACAGGCATTAGCAGAGTTAGATAGACAAGCACAATTGCAACAACAAGGTTTAGATGCACAGGCTGTTTCAGCAGGTGCGTTTGGCACAGAACGTGCTGGTATACAAAGCGCAGAAATGGCTAGAAATTTACAAGATATTAAATCAAGACGTATATTCGAAGATTTATCAAGAAACTTTCAACAAGCACAACAGACTGCACAACAATCGTTTGAAGCACAACAAGGTAGACAATTCAATATAGGTCAACAATTAGCTGCGCTTGGCGGACAACAAGCAGGATTAGGTCAATTGTTACAAGGTTTACAGTTACAAGACATATCACAACTACAACAAGCAGGTGCTTTAAGGCAACAACAGACACAAAATGTTTTAGATGCACAAAGGGCAACAGCACAATTAGCTGCTCAAGAACCTTTCCAAAGACTTTCATTTGCGTCTGGTATATTGACAGGCACACCAGCTTCTCAGATGTCTGTTCAACAGCAACCTTCAACTAGTCCTTTAATGCAGATAGCTGGATTAGGATTAGCTGGATTAGGAGCATATAAACAGTTTACCTAAATGAGTGTACTTGACAGAAAAATGTTTAAGAAAGTTGCCAGGCTTAAGCATGGTGGCAGTCCCTTAATTGATCACGAAACTGGTAATATAAAAGAAGCAAATCAATTAACAGGCATAGTACAAGGTATGGCAGACTTTCAACCATTTATAGATATGATGGGAGAAACTTTATATCCCACAAAAGATAGAGCAACTTTGCAACAAGAGGGTGCAGCTTTATTCGCAACAGACTTAAGCTCACAAAAAGAATTAATAGAACAACAAAAGAAAGAAGATATTGGCACTGCTTTAATAAATTTTGGAACAAGATTAGCGTCAGGCAGAGGTAATAATTTAACTATATTAGCTGAAGCTGCACAAGCGACATTACCTGAATTTACTGCAGCTAGACGAGCAACTAGAAAAGAAGAAGCTGCTTTAACATTAGCAGAGCAAGAGCAAAGAAAACAAATAGCACAATATGTGTTAACTCAAGAACAACAAAATCGTGTTAATCAAGCTAACTTAAAAACTCAAGCAATATTTAATAACTTAGGATTTTTTCAAGAAATAGCAAAAGCAAATCATCAAAAAAAATTAGACGCAACTACACAACTAATCGACTTAGTCGATACAAGGACAGGTAATCTAACAAAAGTGACTGTTGCAGATTACTTAGAAGATGCAAACAAACCAATAGGAGAAAGAATATACGCTTCAGAACAAGATTATGATGAACCGATGTATGTTTATGATTCAGTATTAGGTGATAATGTTTTCTTTACTTCAAGAGCAGAATTTGCTGAGGCTAATAAAAAAAATCCGCAGAGGTATAAAAAAGAAAGAAATAATACTACAGATCCTTTTAAAGAGGTAACAAATATTTTAACAGGACAAATACAATATATACGTGAATCTGAATTAGATCCTAGAATACACTTTCCTAGAACTAATTTTGAGTATTTAGAGGTCTACGACAATGTATTAAAAAAACAAGTATATATGCCTAAGAACATGCCTTTTGATACAGATAGGTACATACCAACACCAGACCCTGTAACAGTAAAAAGAACTTTTTTTGCACAATATACAGACCCAGACTCTGGTGAACTAATACAAGATCAAGTACAAGAATTAACAAACGGAGAATTTAGAGTCAGAACTAGAAATACCAACGGTGACATACTTTTACAAACTAATGGTAATCCTGTATGGAGCCCTGCTGGTCGAATAACAGATCTTGTCCCTATGACAGATGTTGAAGTATCTGAAGAAGCAATATTTAAACCTAAACAAAAATTAGAAATATTTGGAAAAATACAAGGCACAGAGACAAGCTTAAAAGCTATTGACAAAGTGTTATTTAACTTAGCTGAAGATCCTACAAGAGCTGGTATCGTTGGTTCTGTTAAAAATGCAATACAAATTGGTAAAGGTATGATTGTAGACTTGATCAGCGCTGAGGATCAAGACACAATATTTAGAGCGATAGCACAAGATATAAAAAATACTTACGAGGGTACAGATCAATACGTTGAGTTTCAAAGAATGCTTGATGCTAATTACTCAACAGCTAATGGTAAAGATGTATTTGGAGATAATTTTGACCCTGCTTTTGCACAAAATAAAGTTTTAGTTAACGCTATAGCTTATGCCGTGGCACGTGCTCGTAAAACTAGTGGTCGATTAAACTTAGATGACGTTAGAAATGCCAGAGAAACATTACAAATTACAGGATTTACAAACGCAGATCAGGTAACAGCTGGCTTGACTGAGATAAGAGATGAATTGTTAAATTATAGAAATAATCTAAATCAACAATTCGAGTTGGTAGGTGGAGAGTTTCCAAGCTCTTACATACCATATAATGCCAATACTTCATCAAATCAAGAAATATTACCTTACTTAAAAGAAGATGGTGAAATAGGTATTAAATGGAAAGAGGCGGATGAT